TTTATCCTTTACTATTAAGTGCTAACATAAAGGTAAAGGGAGCCGAAGCTCCCTTTAATAGTTAGACTAAATGTGAATAGTATTAAGCGCCGCCGCCTGTTACAGACGTGCCAACTGTACGACCGATTGCTGTGCCAATACCTGTACCTTGTGGTGATTGGATAGCGTTATCATATCGTATGTTTAGTGTAACACTTACTGGATCAGTTGAGTTAGAGTATGCTAAACTGTTATAGTTTGCTGACTCTAAATAACAACCGTACAGTTCGAATGTCTCAAGTACGTTTGGTACGTTTGCGCCGTTGCCGCCATCTAAGATTTCAATGCGTGTAACGAATTTATAATCTTGTCCTGATGCTGCACTTGACTGCTCATAGAAGTCGAACTGTTTCTGCAACTGTTCGCCTACAAGTTTTTGCACATTGTTGTTTACATCTTCACGTAGGTTAAGTACGATCGGCTCCCAAGTATGCTTACCAGCTAGGTAAACTCTTGAGTTGTATACGTCAATAGTCATTTGTTCAAAACTTACATTTGGACGAGTTACATCAATAACTTGTTTTGTAAGTTCGGTAGTCGGTGTTGATACACCAAAGTTTTCCAGCGACACTCGAAAGCGATACTGTAGCTTTGGCATTAACAGTCCCTGGTTGCTAGCGGAATCACCGCTAGCTAGGGGAACTGTAATTTTACTTAATGTTGAAATAGCCATTTAGTCTGCTCCTGTTTCTATATGTATTTATCGTTTAAAGACCAGCAATTTCGCCGGTATTTTTCAAGCGTAGTGGAATGTAAATAAATTCAACTGCTTTAACAGGTTCAATAGCTATATCTAAGTATAGTTCATTTCTATCAATTCTGCTTGGCGTGTTGTTTGATTCATCACATACAACTAAGTAATCATAAAGACCTCGCTGACCAACTAATTCAAGTAACAAACTTTCTGCTGCTTGTTTAATCTCGTTGCGTGTAATTGTATCGTTTGGCTCAAAGATGTAAGGCTTAGCAAGTGTGTTTAGCTGACTGCGTAAGTAGATAACCAAACGTGCTACGTTAATACGATCTAATGCACTTGCAGCTCTTGCACGAGTCTTTTGTCCAAAGTTAACAAGTCCAGCGCCGCTAATAAACGTAATTGGGTTTATGTTTTGTGCATATAATGTATCGCGTTGACCTTCGTTAAGTGATACACTTACAAATTCGCCTTCGTTATTAATATAACCTGTTGAACTTGCATTTGTAACTCCGCCACGTCTTGTACCTGCTGGTGCAAACCATGGATAGCTAACTTGATCACTTAGTGCAACTGTACGCAACATCATGTGTGAAGCTGGTACTACAACATTGTTGCCAAAGTTGTCACTGCTAAAGCCTGCTGGATAAAATACGCCTAAGTATTCATCACGGCTTACAAGTCCGTCATCGTTATCTTCTACTGCTTGGTTAACGTTAGTTGCCCATTCATTAAGTGAAGTTGCATCTGGTTTTAAACGCATTGGTGAGTCGCCTAGGATAAATGCTGTTAAGCCTCTATCAAAGTTTAAGCTAATCATTTCGCCAATTAGTTCTGGATAACCCGGTGATGCCATTAAGTTAAACAAACGTGATTCGTCATCACGCAGTTCGTCGTTGTTATTAACAACTGCTTGTAACGCTTGAACAACAACTTTACGCTGTGCTTTGCGACCAAAGCTACCTGCTCCGTCTTCTTGGTTGCCTGACTCAGTAACCCAACGATGCGGATAGTAACCGCTCATTGGTACTGCACCTGCATCGCCCATACGCAAGTTATCTTCCGATGTGTCTATATAGTTGCGCTCAAAACGCTTAACATTAAATCCGCTTCTGCGCAAGTTCCATAGCAACATACCTTTTGGATATAGTGCAGGATCTGGTGCGTCTGCATCTAAGAAATTGCTAACACGCAATTCTGCAATAGTAGCATTAGTTATAGAAGCAGATGTTCCGCCTGTTGTGCTCCAACGTGCATCAGCAAACAATATACCTTCTTCAGTAGTTTGGTCGCCGTTATCAAGTGGTGCTCCCCATTTCTGAGCAGTAGTTCCTGAAACATTGTCATTATAGCGATATATTGTTGGATAGTTTTCTAAGTCTGCTGTTGATACCCAAATGTCACCTGTTACTAATCCGCCACCAAGTTGTTGTGTAGTTGGCATAGTTGCTGAAACAATTGGTCCTTGTGCGTCTGCGGCAATGAAAGCGGTTGCATCATTATAACCAACCCAAGTTGTGCCATTGTGATACATCATATCAACTTCGTCAACAATTGAGTTATACCATAATTGGCCGTTAGTAGCAAGTGCTGTTGGTGCAGTTGATGAAGGTGTAGCTGTTAGTACACGCCAGTTAGTTGCAACAAATTGTTTTGGACTTGTTGATCCTGTAGTACCGTCTGCATATGCTAAGTTTACTGTAGTACTTGCATCAGTAGAAACAAATGGTGCAAATCCTATAGTGTTTAACAGTCCTGATGTGTCAACAAATTTAATTTCTCCGCCTGTTGCATGAGTAATTACAACTTTGTTTTGTGCATCAACTGTTGCACTAACATTAGCAACTCCTGCTGATGTAATTGCACTAGCAATTGTAATTGCATCTGCTGTTGAACCAGCAGTTATACTAACTGTTACTGTAACAGGCATGCTCATTACTGCGCTACCTTTGTTACTTGATGACATAGTAAATGTAAATGGTCCACCTGCTCCTGGAGAAGTTCCAGTAATTGCTGCACTCTTAACTTGAGTTGCGCCAACATTTTGTCTACGATAAATTGTAGTTGTACCTAAAGGTTGTACATCATTTGCAACATTTGATTTAACAAATAATGTGCCTACTGCAAGGTTTGCGCCTCCACCTGTACTGTCTAAACCGTACAAAGCTGCTGCATTATTGTCATACATTGCTGTTGACTTTGTGTCATAAAGTAATGTTTCTGAATTCCATTGCTTAACACTAAAGTTTGCGCCGCCGTTTGGCTCAGTTGTTTTAATCCAAACACTTCCTGTTGGGCGTGTTACTGTATCAGTAGATTTAAATTCTGGAACACTAGTATGTGCAGAAACTTGCACCGCTGGCGGATTATATGTTCCAGCTGTAATACCTAATTCAGTTAATTTGCCTGCGTCGCCACCTATAACAATTGGACCGCCTGCTGCACTATCGTCAGCACCAGAACTTGAACCGTTACTGTAAATTTCAAGGAAGCCGTCTACTGCTGCCGCTGTAATTCCTACACTTGCTAAGAACGCAGTAATAGATGCTGCAACATCAGTTACTGTATTAGCACCTACTGATATTGCAGTACCGTTAATTGTAATGTCAGCTGCTGGACTTGTTAATGTAGGATTAGCACTTGTGCTTTTAACTGTTGGCCAACTTGCTGTCCAAGCATCGCTGCCTACTTCTACCCAATTACCGTTAGCATTTTTGTACCAAGTGTGGTTAAGTGTAGTAACTGCAACAACAGCATAATCGCCAATTGCACCTAAACTAGGCGTTGGTGTATAATCTTGACCAGCATAATTAACTACATCTGCTGTAGATGTAATAACAATCGGTGTCTTTGTTGCAAAAGTTTGTCCGCCTACTGTTGAAATTGCTGCGCCGTTCCATTGCTGGATACCAAATTTTGTGCTTGCTGTATCAAACCAATATGTGCCTGCTAATGGATTTGAACTTGGTGCTGTTGCTGTCGGTGCTAATTCACCTAAGTCAATATCTGCACGTACAACCCATGCTCTGTTACTAACACCTAGTAAACTATATGCTGCTTGTAAACCATATTCATTAAGTTCACCTGCATGTATTGGATTATTATTGCTGTCAATTTGGAATAGCGGATCACCAAAAGTGTCTGCTAAATCTCGTTGTGAAGTAAGCAAGTATGGTTTACCTGCATTAGCTTTTAATGTACCTTGTGCTGTTCCTGTTCCTGCTGCATTAGTTTTATTACTTGCAGAGGCAACAAAAACCATTGGTACTGTACCTGGTTCAGCTGGGGTATAGAAACTTTCGTCTATTACGCTGACTTGTACGCCTGGTGATGTCAATGCCATGTTGTTTCTCCTGTTGGATTGTTATTGCTAGTATTTAGCACTCTGCAATAAAAATGCATAGGTTACAGAGGCATAAAAGGGACCGAAAAGGTGAGGTAAATACAATATGAGACCATTATGCAAATGCGGCCAGCGTCCTGCGGCTATAAATTACAAAAAGGACAATAAAACTTATTATCGTAAACTATGTGAACGATGTTTACGGAGTGGAATTAGCAACGGTGTACCTAAGTGGAAGCAACGCGGATATGAAAAGAAAGATTCTTGCGAAAAGTGTAATTTTAAAAGTAAACATAGTGAGCAGTTTAATGTGTTTCATATAGATGGCAATTTAAATAATTGCAGCCCTATTAATTTAAAAACTATATGTGCTAATTGTCAACGTACTTTACAGAAAGAAGGAGTGCGGTGGAAACAGGGAGACTTAGTTCCCGACTTCTAAGTAACTCATTAATTGATCTAAATTAAACTTCAAGTCTTCTAATGTACCATTATTATCAATAGTGAAGTTAGCCATCCATTGTTCTAAACTCATTGAGTCAGTAGATTCGGCTTCTAAGTGCATACTGCGATCAACCCAAATACAGTAATCAAATACACCAGTGTTTTGCATTGCAAAGAATTCACGCTTGTTGCGTAGCCCACAATAGATATCGTAAGCTTCAAACATCTCTCTACCTAGAGTCGCTGCATCAGGAACATTATAATCGCAGATAGCATCATACCATTCTGCTCTGTGATTATGCCTGTCAGCGTAACATTCTTCTTCATTAGCATATCCATACTTGTCCTTTAGGTCATTGTATATAAATTGTTTACTGCAAAACTTTGAGCTGCTTTCAAATGTGTATCCATAGTGATCACGCAGCATTTCACATACAGTATCTTTGCCGTGTCTGCCATGACCTATTACTAGTAACTTGGGTTTACTCATATGAATCTCCTAACATTTAAATATATTATACATTAAAAGTTAGGTAGTGTCAACCGTTAATCGTAGTGTCCGCCTAGTACAGCAACACTTGCCACTTCTTCATCTAAGATTTCTGCTTCTCTGGCTTTGTAAGCTGCTTCAAAACCACGTTCGTATACGTCTAA